CCAAATTCGGATAGGACTCGCGGATCACCCCGGCGCGCGCGCGGCGCCAGAGCACGCCCTGTTCATCGATCCTCCCGCCCTGCTGCATCCCGATGCGCCGCATCTTGCGCAGCGCGGTGAGCGTTTTTGCCGAGCCCACCGGGCCGATCAGGATTTGCAGAAATGCCCGCGAGGCCAGGAACGCATCGGCGATCGGGCCCGGCGAATTCAACCGGCGGATCGTGTCAGCCATCGTCGCCTCCCAGACAATCCTGACAGAAAATCAGCATCCGTTCGCCGTCGCCGATCCACACCAGCAGCGGAATGTTGTCGTCGTCGTCGTCGCACGCGCGCCGGCAGCGTGAACAAGTCCCGTCATTCGTTCGGACGTGAACGTGATCGGTCGGTAGTAAGCCACCTGGCACAACGTCAGCTATATCAGCCATCGCCATCCTCCCGCATGACCTCGAGCTCCTCGACCTCGGCCTCGATCACCGCGGCGCCGCCGATCTCTTCGACCACGGTAATCCCGCGGATCGTGGCATCGACTGCAATGGGTTGTTTGCTGTGCACATAGGCCATCAGCCCTTCGGCGCAGCGGATTCTGAGGCTCGCGGCATCGGCATAGGACATTTGGCGCTTGGGCGTATCGACCAGGCGCGAGCGCGCGACGAGCTCCTCGGTTGGCGTCGATTGGATTTGCATCATGGTCACGGCCGGATCCTGGCCAAATTGCGCGATGTAGCGCGCGAAATCGTTGGTGCGGCGGTTGCGCACGCCCTGCTGGCGGCCGCCGCGCCGCTTGCGCGCCTCTCTGAGCACCGAGACGACGCCGGCATGGCCGCCGAGCGCTTCGCGCGCGTCCTCGAGCTCGTCAGCCGTAATCGGGTTCTCGACGAACAGATCCATTTGCTCGGCTTCGGCCGCGCCCTGCTCAACCAGCGCCTTCGCCTGCTCGAGCGCCTCTTTCGTCACAGCCAAGTCGCCGTGATTGGTTGACATGCGCTTACCTCCTTGCCCTAGTGTCAGCAGATCGCCGCGGATTCGCGGGAGCCCGGACGCCGCCCCGACCCGATCGCGCCGTTTCAAATTTGGCGCCTGCCCGCCCCCGAAAGGCAAGAGGCGCAGCCGTTCCAAATCTGGCCAGGCGCGAGCGCCGCCATGCTCGGGAGCGGAGCCGCGGCGAATGGGGGCGCCAGGGTCGGCCGAAGGCCGCGGCCGTCAGCCTCGAAGGCAGAGGCGGCCGGCCGGAAAAGCGCGGAAAATCAAGGCCTTGCCCGCCAGCTTGCCACATCGGCCTTGCCACTAGTCGGCCCTCCGGCCGCGAGAATGGCCGATTTCCGCCGATCGGCCGGCGCCGCGGCCGGCCGGCCGAAACGCCAAAACCTCGCGCCGGCCGCCCGTCCAAAACGGTGCTAGGCCGGCCTTGTCCGACGAGCTCGCCGAGCTCGAGGCCGGCCGCCGACCAGGCCGGCGCCAGATCGCCGCAGATCCGGCCGCCTGGTGCCGATCGCAGGCCGCCGGTTCCGGCCGGTTCCAGCTGGAACCGCGCTGGAACCGCGCTGGAACCACTAACCCTATGACCCCTATACAGAAAGAAGTGTGGTTCCACGGTTCCAGCTGACTCACGCGCACATAAAAGAGGCCATGACAAAGCCGGGGAGACTCGCGCGCGCGCATCTAGGGGCCCTGCATTTTGCTGGAACCCTGGAACCGGCCGGGATTGCCTCGATGTTTCAATGAGATCGCGGTTCCACCGCAGTTCCAGCGCGGTTCCAGCTGGAACCGCTGCCTGGGCCTCGAGCTCACCCGGTGATCGATCGGCCTGAACGCGCCGCCGATCGATCACCCTGGCGTCGAGCTCCAACTTGATACGCTCCCACCGGGCCGGGGACAAGCAAAGGGTTAACGCGATTGACAGTCGGTCTATGCCCTCTGTAAAGGACAAATCAGGCCGCCGGATTGACCGACGCGCCGGGCCGGAAAGGGCTATCGCATGACACTTTTTACCGATTTTTCGTTCGGCGCCTTCGGTGCCATGGTCGCCTCCGCCATCACCGGCGAAGACGTGATTTGCTTCACCATCGCCGCCGCGCTGACGATCGCCGGCTTCCTCATCAACGAAAAGGGCGCCTGAACCATGACGATCGATCGCAGCGCCACCGCCCAGGCTTTGGCCAAGGCCATCGCGTTCAAACAGTGCGGCAAGGACCGCGAGGCCGCCGAATGGGCCCGCAAGCTCGTCGAGCTCCTCGAGTGCGCCGAGATTTTGCGCTGACCTCTCAAGACGCGGGCGGCCTGGCGCCGCCCGCCACTTGAGCGGCCATCGCTCTAATCCCGCCGGCATCAGGCCGGCGCCAAGGCAAGAAAGGCCTAGACCATGTTTCTCACCATCACCGACGATCAATCCGGCGAAATCCTGATGCAGCGCACTTTGTCGCGCCGCGAAACGATCGATTGCGACGCGCACGCCGCCGACTTCGCGCGCGACTACTTCGACGCTGCCGTGTCCTGGGATGGCTACGTGCCGCTCGGATGCGGGCACTTTACGGTCGAGCTCGCCGAAGCGCCGCGCTCGTCGTCCTGCTGGTCGGCGCGCTCGTATTTCGTCGGGGAGTGCTGAGCGATGGCTGGCAAAGCTCAATGGAAGCGCCGCGCGCCGGCTTCCCCTTTCACCGCGGCCGAAGACGCCGAGCTCGTCCGCATGGTCGCTTGCGGCCTGGCTAGCGACTTTTGGCACATCGGCCTTCCCGATCGCCCGTTCGGCGAAATCGCCGATCGCCGCTTGCAACTGATCCAGGCCGGCGCCGTCGCCCGGCCGCGCCTCATTTAAGGAAACCGACCCATGAACCCCCAACCACTTCACCTCGTCGCCTGCGTTGCCGGCAAGCTCGATCGGCCGGCGCCGGCCTGCGAGCTCTACACCTCGGATTGGTTCCGCAAGGCGCGCGCCTACGTCGAGACGATCGGCGCGCCCTGGCGCATTCTCTCGGCAAAACACGGCCTGGTGCACCCCGAGCAAGTGCTCGAGCCCTACAACGCCACCTTGGGCGAGCTCGAGCACGATTGGCAGCGCCAGGCCTGGGGCGATCAAGTCGCGCTCGATTTGAAGCTCGACAACCTCCTGCCGGCCGGTGGATCGATCGTCTTTCTTGCTGGCCAGCTGTACCGCGACGCGCTCACCGCTTCGCCGATGTTCGATCGCTATGCCGTGAGCGTTCCCATGCAAGGCCTGGGTCTCGGCGAGCAAAAGGCCTGGCTCGCGCGCAAGGCCGCCGAAGCCTACCACGCGCGCCGCAAGCCGGCCGCGCCGATCGTCGCCGAGGCGATGCAGCGCGCGCCGGCGCAATTCGGCCTCGAGCTCGGCGGGTTTGGCAGCAAGATCCAGCCCGCTTTGCTCTGACCCCTCAAGACGCGGGCGGCCTCGCGCCGCCCGCCACTTGAGCGGCCACCGCTCGACAACGGCCGCCGGCACGGTGCCGGCACCAAGGCACGAAAGGCCTAGACCATGACCACGACGACAAGCCCCCGCATCTACGCCGCCGACCTCGCCGCCTACAATTCCGGGCGCCTGCGCGGGATCTGGATCGATGTTGCCGGCAAGGATGCCGACGAGCTCCACGACGAAATAGACGCGATGCTGGCGCGCTCGCCTGAACCCAACGTGCTGCGCCGCCTCTGCAACACATGCGGCAAGCGCTTTGACGTTGGCAGCATCGCCGAGCGCCGCGACTGCCCGCGCTGCGGCAGCGACGACGCCTCCGCGCCGTTCGCGAGCGCCGAGGAATACGCCATCCACGATCACGAAGGCTTTTGCGGCCTGATCTCGAGCGAATGGCCCGACCTGGCCGAGCTCGGCCAGGCGGCCGAGGCGCTCGAGGACGACGACAAGCGCCGCGGCCTGCTCTGGCTGGTGCAAGACCGCGGCTACACCATCAGCGAAGCGCTCGAGCGCTGCGACGAGGTTTGCGCCCATGAGGGCGACGCTTTCGACCTGGCCGCCGACTACGCGCAAGAGCTCGCGGCCGACACGATCGAGGATTTCGCCGAGCGCTGCGGGCAATGGCCGTTTTTTCATATCGACTGGACCGCGGCCGGGCGCGAGCTTCTGCAGGCTGGCGATGTGGACTTGGCCGAGCTCGACGGCGAGCGCTTCCTTGTGACCAACGCCGCCGAATTCTGACCGCTCAAGACGCCCCCTGGCGCGATCGGCCGGGGGGCCACTTGAGCGGTCAGCCTGGCCGATCGCAACGGAGGAAATGCAATGCGGTTGTATCGCAGCGACGACATGATGGCGGCCGTGCAATGGGCCGGCACGCAGGACGAGGCCGCCAGGCTTTGGGGGCGCAACTGTTGGGAGCTCGTCGAGGTGCCGACCGACAAACCCGGCTTGCTGGCCTGGCTCAACGCCTGGGGCGATAGGCCGGCAAACAAGGCGCCGGTTCCAATCGTCGAGCCAGCGCCGCCGAGCTCGAGCTACGCCGCGCAGAGCGTCGCGATCGATGATGCATGGGAAGGCCTGCCCCTGGCCCGCAAGCTCCACCTGGCAGCGCTCGCGCTCGAGGAGGCCCGCGCGCAGCTCAAATAGCCCAGGGTTGGCGTGGCGCTCGCTGGCATTAACGGGCGCCCAACGATTTCCCTTTTCCCTGATCGGGCCCGGTGATTTCATGCGCCGGGCCCTTTTTCTTGCGCGCTCATCCACGCCGCGGCCGCGGCCGGGGCGCTCGCCGCGGGGAGCTCGCTTTCGTCGAGCACGACCGCCAGCGGGACGAGCACCGCGCGCAGTGAAAGCCGGCCGAACTTGATCTTGACCGATTCCAGCGCGCCAGGCGTGCGCGCCAATGACTGGCGCCACACGCCGCCCTGCCAGGTGGTTCCCTGGTAGATCCTTGCCAAGCCTTGATGGCTAGCCGCGACCGCCAGGAAGCCGGGCCGATCGGCCGCAAACGCCGCTGCGCCCCAATGCCCAGGCGCGCCAGGATGCCAGGCCGCATTGACCAGCTTGAGCCCCAATTGCTGCAAGCGGTTGCTCGCCTTCTCGAGCGCGGCCTCCTCGTCACCCATGCGCGCCGTTGTCGCGGCCAGGCTGACCGTGCGGCCGATCCAGCTGGCCAGCGCCACGCGCTCGTCGCCGCCGTGCGCCTGAACCGGCGCCGTCAGCAGATGATTGAGACAAGCCTCATGGTCGGGCGTCGCCTCGGCGATCTCAGCCATGTGATCGGGCGCGCAGAGCATCGCCCATTCGGCGATTTCCTCGTGATCGGCCATCTGTTCATTGAGCAGCAGATCCGCGCAGGCCAGCAAGGTTCCGAACTGATCGCAGGCGCGCCGGCTGTGACCCTTGGCCGAAAGCGCGGCCTGAAACGCCGCCAAGGTGCGATCGAACCGCGGCCAACCATCGATCATCCGGCGTTGCAGCTGGCGGCCGATTTCGGCCAGGGCCCAATCCTCGAGGATCGGTGGAACCGCGCCAGACGCGAAGGGCTCGAGCTCGAGGATCCCGAGCCGGCTGCGATCCTGCGGCTGCAAGGGCGGAATGTTGACGCTCGAGAATTGGAAGCAAGAGCGCAACGTGAATTCGTGCGCCTGGTGATCCGCGCCGCCGCGGTGGATCGTCGCGCCCGAGCTCGAGACGCGCGCGAGCTCGACAACCTCGTTGACCCGCCGATTGTCGGCCGATGCCTCGATCTCGTCGAACAGGACCGGCACTGTCGAATTCTTGAGCAGCTGGCGGATCGCCGCGGCGCTCGCGTTGCCGGTGCGCAACAGCCCGGCGCCGAACAATTGATCGAGCACGCCGCGCTCGCCGTTGAGCGTCGATTTGCCGCTCCCCGAGCCGCCGGTGATCCAGACGTTCGGCCGCCACTTGAGCGCGCCGCCGATCGAGGCCGCGCCGATCCAGCCCAACAGGAACCGCGCATCCAAGAGCGGCCGCTTCCACCGCCACGAGCGCAAGAGCTCGAGCAGCTTTTCGGCCGGCCGCGCATTGATCGGATCGAGCCACGGCCGGGGCGTGGGCTCGGCCGCCGGATAGACATAGCCCTCGTAAAGCCCGCAACCGATCCATTCCCACCCTTTGACCGATCCATCGGGCTTTTGCCGCGCGTGCAACAATTGGTCGCCGTGGTGAATGACCAAGCCATTGTGCGCCAGCGGATGCGCGCCGCGCCCGCGCATCCGACCAGCCGGATCGAACATGCCCTTTTTCGTGCACTCGATAATCATCGCCTCGCTGGCTTCGGCCTGATCGAACCCGATGATTTCATGGTCCTTAACCATCACCCGATCGGCGCCGCGGCCTTCAAAGCGTTGCGGCGACCAACGCGGGTAAGTCTCCTCGAGCCAGGCAAGTTGCTTGCCGAACAGGCACGCGAGCGCGTTCTTGCCGTGTCGGTTGTTCGCCTCGAGGCCGACCAGCTGGCCGTTCGCGTCGAGATAGAAGCACTTTTGCGAGCCTTCGATGCTGGCGTTGTAGCCCAGGCACTTGACCGGGCAGCCGGGCGGCAGGGGCGGATAGTCCTTGTGCCCGCGTTTGAATTCGGGGCCGGCGTCGCCATCGTTGGCGAATTCGGGCGAACCGTGCGGAACCTCGAGCGAACCACTAAGCGGGTCGGGGCCGAGCGGATCGGTCATGCGAGATCTCCCCGTTTTCCGGCCGCCGCGAGCACGCGCAGCCAATCGTTGTAATCCTTGATTCCGGGCGGCGGCATGGCGATGAACACCTTGAGCCCGCGCGCTTGCTGGCGGCCGATCGCGCGCTCGAGCTCGGCTTGCGCGCGCTCGTTTTCGTCGCGATCGCAAACCAGCACGATCTCCTTGGCCGCCGGCGGCAGCACGATCGCGCCTATATTCGACAGGCTAATCCCGCAGATCACGCGCGCATCGGGTATCTTCATGCGGACAACGAGCGCGTCCTCTATCCCCTCGGTGATGAACACGCGCTCGCCGGCCGGCATCAGCCGCATCGATTTGCCCGAAGCGCCCTTGTTGATCGGGATGAACCCGCCGCCCGATGGGCCCAGGACCATCCGGCAATCGGGGCAATCAATCTTGACCCACCCATGCCGCGGCGAATTTTGCAGATAGGTCCGGTGCGTCGCGACCTGGGTGCCATCGGCCAGATACACCGCGGCCAGCATCGCCGGAAACTTGCGTTGCTCGCGGCCGTGCCAGACCTCGCGGTTGTAGCGCAGCACGTTCGGCCAGGTGGCAGGTTCGCCAGGCTTGACGCGGGCGGGCTCGAGCAAGCGGCGGCGCAAGTACCATTCGACCGGCGTTCCGGCGATCGCGACCGATCCCGGCGCCAGGTAAAGCGCTTTGGCGCTCTGGATCTTGCTCGCGCGCTCCTCGGCTTCGCGCTTTTGCTGTGCGAGCACGCGCGCCCGGTGGCGCTCGCTCGCCTCGAGGCGCTCGGCCGAGCTCGGCGCCTTGCGCGGCGTGTCCTCGATCCCAAGCCAGGCTTTCGCCCAGGCCACGGCCGCGGCCTTGCTCTCGAGCCGCTGCGTCGCCGCAATCAGATCGAGCATGTCGCCATGCTCGTCGCTCGCATAGTCGCGCCACTTGCCGCGGCGCTCGCCGGCCAGATAGAGCACCAGGCTGTTGCCGGCCTCGCCGTCGATCGAGCCCGCCTTGCAATAGGCGCCCTCGCGGCGCGCGGCCGGCAGCAATTCGTGCGCGAGCTCCTCGGCGCGCGCGCGCAACCGCGCCTCGATATCCGAAACGCTAATCATCGGTCGATTCCGCCCAACCGGCCGCGCGCATCAGATCTTCGGCAAGCCGGCGCGCTTCGCTTGGCGTCAGCCGCACCATGATCCCGTCGCAAACGAGATAGACGTTCAGCGTATGGGCTTGCTGGCCGTGCAGGAGCACAACCGTAGGACCGAGCCCGCGCGTCGCCTCGAGCATCCCCGGCCGTTCATCGAATTTTTCCATACCGCCTCCCCGCGCGCTTGTCCCGCGCCGTTAGCGATCATCCTCCGCAGGAAAGAAATCGTCGGCGCTGACCGCGCCGGCGGTGAATTCGCGCACTTTGGGCATGTAATGATGGCCCGGCCGGCGCCGCCCGCGCTCCCAATCCGACCACACCTGTTTGCTGGTGCCGACCGCATCGGCACATCGTCCCAGGCTAAGGCCTTTCGCTTTCCGCCAGGCACGCAGCGGATGATCGCCGGCCAGTTGTTCCATATTGCATTGGTTAATACTCGGGCTTACCCCATGACAAGCGGCAAATCGGCTAAATGCAGAATCTCCGCGGCCGACATTTCCGCCAAGATTGTTGTCATGCCAGCAAGTAAGCAGAGCGCTGACACTAGGCTTATCGGGGATTCCCCGACTTGCATTTCTGGAAGTTTTCAAAAGTAAACTTTAATTCTGACGAACTTCTGACGAGCGGAGGCCAAAATGCGCCAAATCGATGAACTTTCGATGCGCCGCAAGATCCGCACCGAGCTCGTCGCCGGCGGCATCCCCGCCGCCGAAGCCGACGAAAGCATCGATCTCGCGTTCTGCGCGGCGACCTGCGCGCTCGATGCGTTCAATTTCACGAGCGGCCGAGCCAGCGCGCACGCCTGGTCGAACGCCTATGGCATCGGCTTGCAGCTGCTCGAGTTCGCGATCGCCGGCGCGCTTGCCGACTGGAACCGCATGGCTGACAAGGACGGCAGCGAACCCGGCGAAATCACCATCAGCCTGGGGGAGACGCTGCAATGATCCTTTGGCGCACCGATGCCGGGCAATGGTTTGTCACCCGCGAGGAGGCCGAATTCGCCGCGCTCGATACCCCAACGCGCCGCTTTGGCCCGGTGCCGATCCCGGCCACCGATCCCGCCGGCATGGTCGCCTGGCTCAACGCCTGGACGCTGTTCGGCGATCCGGTCAAAGCCGCCAACGCCCTCGCCGGGGTGAGCCCGGCCGAGCGTGGCCGGGCCGCACTACTGCCTAGCGGCCCGGCCGCGATCGTCGGGGGGCCCGGCCATGGCCGATGACCGGCGGCCAGCTGGCCGGCGTCGTTGGAGCCAGCTGTTTGCTCTGGATGATTGTGTTTGGGGTGATCGCGGCGATTTCCGCCGTTCTGGGCTGACGCCGCCGCCGCGCCGGCCATGGCCGCGCCTGGCAATCGCGCTGGCCTTGCTCTGTGGGATCCTGCTCGCCGCCGGCCTGGTCTGGATCCTGCAATGAAGCGCAAGAACCTGGGGGATCAGCCAATCGAGGAGGCTTACCATGCACAAATGAGCGCGATCGCCAAGGCGCTCGACGAAATGTTCAACGGCAAGATTGGCAAGAAGAAAACCGCGTTTGTCCTGCTGACCGCGCACTTCGGCGATATCAAGGACAGCCGCGTGAACTATATTTCCAATGCCGAGCGGACCGATACTTTGGCCATGATGAAAGAATTTATAGCCCGCGCCGAAGGGCGCTATGTGGAGACGGACGATGCCGCTGAAAAAGGGAAGCAGTCCTAAAACTGTGAGCAGTAATATTCGCGAAATGGTCAAGGCCGGCTATCCGCAAAAGCAAGCCGTCGCCGCCTCGCTGAACCGAGCCGCGAAAGCCAAGCCCAAGCCTGGCAAGAAGAAGTGAGCGGCGAACGCGGAATCGAGGTTGTCACCGCGCGCTGCCATGGCGTTCTCGACCTGACGGTCGATGGCAAGCCTTCGCACGCGATCCCCGCCGATCACATGACCGTGCTGGCCGACAAATACGAAGGCGTCGCCACCTTGGTCATGCTCCAAGGGATTGTCGGCCTGCACGTCGAATTCAACATGGATGAGCTCGAGACGCTGACCAAGGCGCTGTTTGATACGCTCTGCTATCTGCGCGATGCCAATCCCGAGGTGACGAGCACTGAATGAGCGAGATTGCGCTCGAGGAGCAATGGCGCACGCCGCCGTGCTATGCCTTCCCCGATGTGACCTGGGCGGCGCTTAGGGCCGAGCTCGAGCGCGAGCTCGCCGCGCGCCGCTCGCTCTATCCCGAGCTCGAGCGCAAGGGCCGCAAGACGCCCGAGCAATCCGCGCATGGGATCGGCGTGTTTGCGGCGATGCTGGCCGACCTGGCGCGCCTCTCCCCGCCGTGGCCGGCGCCGCGGGCATGGGATCCGCCCGGCCATGCGTTCACCTGGGCCGATCGCCGCAACGCCTTACGCGACGAGCTCGCGCTGCGCGGCCGGCTCTATCCGGTCTGGATCGCCGAGGGCCGCCTCGAGGAAGCGCTCGGCCGCCATCGGATCCGCTGCCTCGAGGCGCTCGAATGGATCTATGACGATGGCTTTGACTGGCGCGCATCGAACGGCGCGCGGCCGGCGCTCGCCAAGATCAACGATCGCACGAAAGCCGAGGACCGCGCGCTGCGCGAATGGTTGGCGCACATGGCCACGATTGAGGCTATGCGTCACCCGCCGCAGCAAGAGGAGCTCGAGCTATGAGTGCAGGCAAGACCGCGAACCAAAAGATCGTTAGCGGCGAAACCATGGCTGAAATGTGGGACGGGTTCAAAGACAAGACGATCCCGGCGAACGCCCCGCCGATCCAGATCAAGGAAATGCGCAATGCGTTCTATGCGGGCGGCTTGTGCCTGTTCAATTGGTTCTTGATGCAAATGGACGAGGGCGACGAACCGACCGACCCGGATCTGGCCAAAGTTTCCGCGCTGAACGACGAGCTCGAGGCCTATTTCCGCCAGTTCCAGCAGCGCTAACCCGCGCTTGCAGGTTTGCAAGCCTTCATATTGTCAGGCCTGCGTTTGTGCAGTATCCCATTCGTGCAACCATGAAAGGATGCACGAATGCACATTATCACAATTGCAGCACAAAAGGGAGGCGTCGGCAAAACCACGCTCGCCGTGAATCTCGCCGTCACCGCCGAATATGCGGGGATCCGCACGGCGATCGCCGATCTCGATAGCCAGGAAAGCGCCACCGCCTGGCACGAACGCCGCCTAGCCAACGAACACCGCCTGCCCAATGCCGTCGATGGCGATATGCCCCACGTCGAGCCCTTGAGCGCGCGGCGCCTGCCGGCCTGGTTGACCGCCGCGCGCGCCGCCGGCTTTGGCCTGGCGATCCTCGACACGCCGCCGGCGGCCAGCAACGAGGCGGCCGAGGCCGTCCGTCTGTCCGATCTTGTCCTCATCCCCTGCCGGCCAAGCCTGATCGACCTCGATGCCATCCGCCGCACCGCGCACCTGATCGCGACCGCGGCCAAGCAGGCCTTTGTTGTGCTCAATACCGCGCCAGTCTCGGCGCGTGCGCTGCTCGAGGATGCCAGCGAGCTCGCCGGCGCCGCCGGTCTGGCTTGCGCGCCGGTTGTCGTGCGCGAGCGCTCTGCGTTCCGCCATGCCTGGCCGCATGGCTTGGCCGTGGGCGAATTCGAGCCGGGCGGCAAGGCGATGCAGGAGATTGCAGCACTGCACAACTTCACGCTTGCAACTATGCAAACCATCACACCGTCAACCATTCAGCCTTGAAGGATTTCACAATGGCAAAACGTAGCCTGTTGCTTACCGATGCGCCGGCCGATCGCGGCGCCGAGCTCGAGGCCGCCGCTGTCGCGCCGGCGCCCAAGCGCCGCCAAGCCAACGCCGGCCGATCGCACATCGGCGGCTATTTCGATCCTACCGACCCGATCGCCGAGGAATTCCGGATCCTGGCCGTGCGCTCGCGGCGCACGCAGCAAGATCTGCTCGCCGAGGCGCTCGAGCTCATCGTCGAGAAGTACCGCACGCAAGAAAGATTTGGCGAAACCCTATGACCGATCCCGACACCCAACTCGAACTCTTCCGCCAGGCCATCCGCCTTGTCGGTGGCACGCGCGAGGCCGCGCGGATGCTCGAGATCAACGAGCGCACCATGGTCCGCCTCGCGGCCGGCCAGACGCCGCTCCATGATGGCTTTATGCGCGATATGGCCGCCGCTCTGCGCCGCCACATCGCCGATTGCCGCGCTCTCGAGCGCCGGATCGATCCGGCCTTTTCCGACAACCTGGCGCCCGATCAGCCGCGCGCCGATGGCCGTTACAAGGGGGCTTCACGCCATGGCTAATTTGAAGATCAACGGGCTGCGGCCCATGACCAACCAGGCCGGCATTACCAGCTGGTACTGGCGCCCGAGCAAGACGCTGCTCGCGGCCGGATGGCAGGCGATGGCGCTCGGCAAGGACAAGGGCCAGGCGATCGTCGCCGCCGAGAAGCGCAATGCCGAAGTTGCAGCCTGGAAAAATGGCGCCGCTATGCCTGGCGGTGCGGGGAAGCGGGGATCGGGAGGCACAGTCGGCGCGCTCGTCGCGCTCTATCGGCGCCAGGTGATCGGCGGCAAATGCGCCGCGACCGACCGCGCGAAAATCAAGGCCAAGACCCAAGCGACCTATGAGACGAGCCTCAAGCGGATCGAGGCCTGGGCCGGCGAAAAGAGTTTGGCCTGGGTTACGCCCAAGCGGATCGGCACCTTGCGCGACAAGATGGCGCCGCCACCCGAGCGCGGCGGCATCGGCCACGCCGCGGCCTTCAATCTGTTGAAGCAGCTGCGCCAGCTGTTCGCCTTCGCCGAAGCGATCGACCTCATTCCCAAGAATTCCAACCCGGCCACGGCCTTCGGCCTGGGCGCGCCGCCGCCGCGCGCGATCGTATGGGAAGGCGACGATGAAGCCGCGTTTACGGCCGCGGCCTATGACCTGGGCCTGCCAAGCCTGGCGCTCGCGCTCGAGCTCGGCCTCTACACCGCGCAGCGCGAAGCCGATCTGCTCGGCTTCACCGAAGGCCAGTACCAGGCGCTCGAGATCGATCCCGCGGTGCGCGCGCGCTTCGCCGATCCGGCCGGCCTGGTCATGGGCTGGAACCTGGCGCAGTCGAAAGGTGAAACCGGCAAGGCGCGCGTGCGCCTCGAAATCCCGTTCGAGGCGAGCTTGCGCCGCAAGGTCGAGGCCGCGCTCGCCGCCAACCGCGCGCGCGATCGCGCCGCCGAGCCGCGCCGGCTGCTCACGCACGTCATCGTTGACGATCGCACCGGCCTGCCGTTCAAGCAGCGCGCATTTATCGCCGCCTGGTCGGCCGTGCTCGCGCACGCCGCCACAGCGACCGGCCGCGCGCACATGCGCGAGCTCGTCTGGCACGATCTGCGCCGAACGCGCGTCGTGCGCCTGCGCCGCCGCGGTATGGTCCCGGCCGCGATCGCCAGCATCACCGGCCATAGCCCTGAAAGCATCGCCATGATGCTCAAGGTTTACGGCCCGATCGATCCGACCATGACCGCGGCCGCGCTCGCCTCGAGCTTGGAGGAGGCAGCATGACCGAGGATGAATTCCGCGCCGGCTTTGACACTTATCGCCGCGCCGGCAAGCTCGCTTTCGTCGCCGACGATCTAACTTTCGGCATCGCCGTGGGCATGAAAGGCCCGGAATTGATCGTGCTGCATGGCGGCGCTCTGATGGCGATGGCCCGCGCGCGCTTCATTGGACCGCCGCCGGACGAGTAAACGCCCATAGAAGCCCTCTCAGCGCATCGGCCGCTTCCTGGCTATCAGGAGGCGGCCGTTTGCGTTTGCGCGCTGTGCGAGCTCGAGGCTGGCAAATTCCGGCAATGCGATCGCCGCCCGAGCCTGACTCCTTTCTGCCAAGCCAATGCGGCCGCCAGGCCGCCGAACCAATCATGCGCACGCGCCGCGAGGCGCGTTCCTTTTAGGGCCGTCAGGCCTTGCACGCGCCGCGACCAGCGGCGCTCCTCTTGCCCGCTGCGTTCTTGCGAGATTCGGTGCAATCCGAGGTTATCCACCCCTCGCCGTCACCAGCTTTTCGGATTAGCGCGCCGGCGAAGCGTGGATAACCTCGGAAAACCCTCCCTTTTTTATATTAAGAAGGGAAACATGCTCTAACCCGCAGAAAACCGGGAAACCGAGTCCCAGAATCTGAAACGAGAGTCCCAACTTTTTAAACTTGTTTCCCAAAAATCCTTGCATAATTGGGAATGCAGTTCCATCCAGTTGACACGCTCGATCCAAGATTTAGGGCAGAAAATGGGACGAAAGACTCAAAAATCCGAGAAGGTGCTCGAATTGCCGAAGCGGCGCGGTTTTCCGATCTATGACGAAAACCCGTCGATCGTCGGGCGCTTCCCCGTAGCCATGCGCTCAACGTCAAAGGCGAACGGCAAGCAGGCGATGATGATCGCGCCCGATACGGGCGAGGTGCTCGCCGAAGGCACGTTCGGCTTTATCACCGAGGAGGAGGTGGATAGCGAGCAATTCGTCAAGATCTACTTCGCCGGGGTCAAGCAGCATGGGCAGTTGACCAAGGCCGGGCTTACCGTGTTTGAATTTGTGTTCAATCAAATGAGCGGCGCCGCCGGCAAGGATCGCGATACGGTGATGCTCAACCACTATATCGCCACGAAACATCTGCCCGATCTCTCGCGCTCGACATTTTATCGCGGCCTCAACGAGTTGCTCGAAAAAGAATTCCTGTTCCGCTCGCCCGCGGCCGATCTGTATTTCATCAACGTGCGTTTCATGTTCAACGGCGATCGCATGGTGGTGATGAAAGCCTATCGCCGCAAAGGCGCGCGCCGACTGCCGACCGACCAGGCGCAGCTGCCGCTGCTGCCCGAGGGAGACAATTCCGAATGACCCTGCTGTACATCGCCGGCGCGCTCTGGCTCCCGTTCTGCCTGTTCGGCCTGCCGCGCCTCGTGCAAAACCGCTGGCTTTGGCTGTCGTGCGACGCGACGCAGCGGATCCAGAAGGCCGGTCTATTGGCCGCGATCCCGCTGGCGCTCGCGCTGCCGCTCCTGCTTCCCGCCCGCTAGCGCGTTGGCTTTGCCCTGCGTGATCGTGATCGTCGGATTGGCCGTCACGCTTTGCGCGCCGCCGGCCGCCAGCGGGTAATTGATGACGGCGACGCTCGAGCGGCAGAACAGGAGGCAGCGCGGTTGCACAAGCGCCGCGCGCGGTTCGCCGGGGATCTGGATCGTCGAGGTGCAGCCTGCGAGCTCGAGCGCGAGCGCCACGAGCGCGCACTTGTCCATCACACGGCCCCGAAGCGCTCGAGCAGATAGAACGCGACCACGATAATCACCAGGATTTGCAGGATGCGCGTGATCGCTCCGTCGAGCGGCAGCAATTGCAGCACGTAGAGGATCAGCGCGAGGATCACGACCGCGAGAAGCAGGGTAACGAGCATCGCTTTCCTCCTATCGGCCGCGCGGCCGGCTCGCGGGAACGGGCAATCGGCTGCACCGCCATCCCGAGCCGCTCGTCCCATAGATCCATTCGCCGACCGCGGCCGGGTTGCCCATGATGCTGGTGATCGAATCGAGCGTGTCATCGATGCAGCTCGTCACGAGCCGGCTATTGGCGAAATCGTCGAGCGTTTCAAACAGGCCGGTCGCATCGTTGACCGTGCCCCAATAGCGGATCGCGGGCAGGACCAAGCTCGCCGGATTCTTGCCGAAACCATAGGCGGCGCAATTGAAAATCTGCGCGGCCACGCCATCGACGCGCGTTTCCACCGGCCCGAAGCTATCGCCGTCGTCGCGCGTGGCGCAGAGCGGCACCGGCTGATCGGCGCCCGCGCAGAACAGCCAATAGCCGGCTTGTCCTGGCACTTCCTCGAGCCGGCAATGATAGGACCACTGCCCCCACCAAGTGCCCGCACCGTTGTCCTGCGGCGCACCGCGGAAACAGTGCTGCCATTGGCCGGCCGGACCGGCGCGCGTGCGCCATAGCCCTTGCAGTTCGGGGATTGCGCTCGGCCCATAGTTCCAGAGGAGGCCGAGGCCCGGCGTCATCCGCGAGGCCGCCGCGATATGTTTCTTGAAATAGTAGGCGAAGCTCCATCCCGATTCCTGGCCCGCCGGCGGCAACAGGCCACCGAGATCGAGGATCACCCACGACTTACCGCCCTCGAGCGAATAGACGGCGCGCCCGTTGTTGGCCGGGGTCCACAGCAATTGCTTGTCGTCAAACGCGGCGATGCAGCCACCAATCGAATAGCCGTCCGGGTGCGGCGCCAAGGCTTCCCAGGTATCTCCCTCGTCATGGGTCAGCCGCGAATCCTGCCCCTGCCAGTTCGCGAGCACGACCCCGAACGAATCCTTCCGGTCGCAGTCCCATCCGGCCGTGAAGCCGACGCCTTGCGGGTAATGGGTTGTCGGCGAGCTCACCTGATCGTCGAGTTGATACCATCCCTTATCCCAGGCGGTGACGAGCCGGCGCTTGCTCGGCCACCATAGCCCTTGCTGCGTGACCATCTGCGTAATGCCCTGCGAGCAGTCTTGCCACGACCATGGCCCGAACCACGAAACGAGCGCAGTCATGTCCGATCCGGCCATGCCGGTACCATGGCTGAGGATAACCCGCGTGTTGTCGGCATTGTCGAAGGCGAGTTTCGAGGCGTAGAGTTGGATCGCATCGCCCTCGAGCCATTTGACCACTTCGGCGCGATAGGTCGAGGTGTAGGGCCACCAGGGAAATTGCGTGTCGTGCTGCCACTCTCCGCCATAGCCGGCCGGCGTCATCGTCGTGAAGCTCTCGAGGCTCATCAGGATCTTTTCAGCCAGGTTCGACGGGTTGACCGCGATGCAATGCCAGGCCTTGGCGATGCCCGTTTGCTCATTGATCCACTCGCCGCCCTCAAAGCGCCGCACATTGTCGAGGCTGGATTCGAGGCCGACGACAAACACATGGCCGCCCGCATCGATCATCATGTGGCCGCCGTTCATCGGCATGTTCGGGCAGTCGGTCAGCTGGTAATCGCCATCGACGCCGTTCTCTGACACATAGACGCCGGCGCCTTGGCTGAGGATCGCCCACCGCTCGGGATTGCTCGGATCGGCCGCAACCAAGAGCGGCGACACCGTGCCGCCATAGGGCAGCGGCGCGGCAACCCCGACGATCCGTTGAGGCTCGGTCCTAAACCCGTCGCGCGTCGCATAGGCGCCGCTTCCGCCCTGAAAGCCGATCAAGGCTTGCAGCGGATCGAAAGGACTGATCGCGATCTTGTCGTTCCACAACCGTTGCGCGCCCGTATTGGCGAGCGCGATCCCGCGGCCATCGGCGCGCGGCTGCCACCGCCGGCCGCCCTGGGCGAGCGCGACCTGCGCGGGCATCGGGCAGGCGTAGAAGCTGCCGGGCTCCCAATTGCCCTGGGTGCCGAAGATCTTCCCCCAAACCACGCCATAGCCGATCCGCCCATCGCTCGGCGCGCAAGCCAGAGCATAGAAACCGCTGCCATCGAATTCGACATCGTAGCGCCCGTCGCTGGTCAGATGGCCGAGCTTGCTCCTAGTGAGAATCTGTTGCTGTTCGCTGTCGCCGGGCCGCCAGACGTAGCCGCCATAGGTATCGCAATGGCCGGTGCGCGTCGTGCCGAGCTTGTCCTGGCTAAAGCCGGTGACAAAGCCGCCGCCATAGACGGGCAGATTCGCCTGGATCTCGTCGCCGGGTTCGGGCTCGGGGCCAGGATCGGGGCCGGGATCGGGCCCAGGATCAGGCGGAATCGCGTCCTCGATCGTGACGGTCATCACCCCGTTTTCGTAGGTGATCGCGGCGACGGTGAAGGTCTGCGCCATCACGCGAGCCCGACGAGATTGGCCGCGGTGGTGCCGGCGGCGCGGACGAATTGCGCATTGACATGCAGGACCGTGCCCGCCGGCACGGTCTTGAACACAACGTCGACCGCCGAATCATGGCACTTGAGCGTCAGATCGCCGGTGGTGCCAATATAGATCCCCTTGGTTTGCACGCCGAGGGCAACGGTGTCCGATGGGACGATCGCGAACGCATGGAAGGCGGCGCCGAGCGAATTATCGGGCCAGTGGGGACCGGGCATGATTGTCTCCTTTCAGGGGGTTTGCCGCATTTCGAGCTTGGCGAGCCGGCCGCGCAGCGATTGGATTTCCTGCAACAGCAGGGGAACGAGCTTGGAATTGTCAATCATCCAAGGATTCGCGTTCGCGTCGTCATCGTCGTCGAGTGGATTCGGCGGTATCACCGCATCAGGGAAATGCTCCGCCGCTTCTTGCGCGATCAGGCCGAAGGCGACATGCTCGCCGCCATCCTTCCAGTCGAATTGCCGCACGCGCAGCTTGTCGATCACGTCGCCCGAAGCGCGCGCATCGGCGATATTGGTCTTGAGGCGAATATCGGAGAGCGACCCATATTGCGTCCCCGCCGCCGTACACCAGATGGTTCCTACGGTTGTCCCTAGTCGATTGAACACGCCGGCATTGTAATCGCCGTTCGTCGTCCAGGTCTGCACGGCGATAGCGGCAGTCTCCAGGACCGTAAGGCGTCCGGTAAGTGTCGAATTATAGTTGCCTAGATACACGCCATTATTAAAGACGTGTCCGCCGGCCGTGTCGTTGTTATAGGCTATATTATATCCGCTCCCTGTAAAATCTAAGTACCCGATATAACCTTTGTTGGTGAGATCAGCTCCGAGAAAGTTCACATAACCCGTATGCGTGGCGTCGCCTGGAACGAACTGCACGGCACCGCCGCTAGATGGGATGCAGTCGATCGTGTTCACGCAGCGAAATTTGCCATTGGCCTGAAATGTCCCGCGCAGCGTGGCCGCCGTGTAGAAATTGAGCGTCTGGCCGGCGCCGTCAAAGCTGATGCCGGCGCGGATCGTCGCGGTGTCGCTCGCGCCGTTCATCCGGGTGAACAAGGTTGCGGCGTCGGAGACATGGATCGAGCCGCCGCGCACGTCGATATGCGCAACCGGGGCATTGGTCCCGAGGCCGAGATTGCCCGCGCTATCGAGGCTCATGCGGATCGCGTTTGCCGTCGCAAACTGAAGTGTTTGCCCGGTGCCGTCGAACTGGATGCCAGCGCGGATCGTCGCGGTGTCGCTCGCGCCGTTCATCCGCGTCAACAGATAGGCGGCGTCCGAAACGTGGATCGAGCCGTGCCGCATGTCGAAGCCCGCGACCGGGGTCGTCGTGCCCACACCGATGTTGCCGGTCGTGTCAATCCGCATCCGCTCGGCGCCGCCGGTATAAAATTCCATACCGTAAGGGTTGAACGCATTGCCGACCTGGCGCAGCGCGATCGCCGCGCCATCGGTGCTGAACGTCAGGCCCGCCGAAATGTCGATCGCGCTGCCTGTGCCGCCACGCAGACTCGGCACGTTGAGGCCGCCCGTCATCGTGTCGCCGGTTTTCTTGACGAACTGCGAGGTGTCAGTCGTGCCCGGCACGAGCTGCCAGATGCCCGAGGCCGAGAGAATCAGCCGATCGCCAGCCTGCGCGGTCTGCCCGCCAAGCCCCTGCCATCCGGCGTTCATCGTGCCGGTTGCTGCGGCAATCCACATATCGCCGACCACGGCGTTTGCCGGCGGCGGCTGCGTCACGTCGATGGTTCCGTGATAGTTGATCGCGGCCGGAATGTTGACCAGGCTGGCATCGAGCCGGCCGTCGCCGGCAAGCCGTGGCCACAGGTTCGCCGAGGCCGAGCCGCCGATTGTCTTGGTATCGCTGATCCGCACCCGATCGACGGCCAGCACCAGCGGCGTCGTCTGGTTGGCGCTGCCGTCGAGCCCATTGATCGCGCCCGTCACATCGCCGGTATAGGTCAGGTTGCGCGGGCTCGTCCATTTGTCCGCATTGGTCGCGTGCCCGGCATTGGTCGCAGTGTCGGCATTGCTTGCGTGTCCGGCGTTCGTCGCATTGGTGGCATTGGTCGCATTGGTGGCATTGGTCGCATTGGTGGCGTTGGTCGCAGTGCCGGCATTGGTCGCATAGTCGGCCGTATCGGCATGGTCGGCATGGCCGACGCCAATGTTGATCGCTTTATTAATCGCTTCGTCCTGTTCCTGCTCGATCAGCATGTCGCGATCGAGCGCGGTCTCGGCGGTGTCGGCCGGAAAGCGATCGTTGGTCTGATAATCAACCGGCTGCACGCGCGGCGTCGAGCGCCAGATCGACAGTGTGTCACCCGCGACCGTGGCCACCAGCGTCAAGGTGCCGGTGGCGGCCGCGCCGCCGCCGCTCACCGTGTAGTCGGTGCCATAGACGAGATTGGTTTGGGCGCCGGCCGGCGTGATGCGATCGGCCCAAATGTCGGTCGGCGCCAAGAACCGAAATGGGATCGGAAACGCGAGCGTCGTCCCGTCCTCGGTGTAGTTGACGGATATGGGTTGGCTGGCGACGGTCATTAGCGGTCTCCCCGCGTCACATTGCTGAATTTGGGCGCGCGATCGGGCGCCGTTTTACCCGGCCGCCACCAGTAATCGGTGCCCTCGTCGCGCGCCGCTTTCTGCATCCGCTTCCACGATCGGTTGTAATGCGGATCGATGTGCTGCTGGATCTGATCGGCGAGCATCCGATCGAACGCGAGCCGCGTGTACCACAGCGTTCCCCCTGGAATTTCGCTGCGCGCGAGCCTGAGCGCATCGCCGGCCGGGTTTTTCGAGCCATAGAGCTCGAGCGTGCGGCCAATGTCGCCCATGATCGGCCCGGCGATCGATTCGGCAAAGTTGCCAGCGCGCCCTTCGGCGCTCTTGAGCAGGTCGCCGAGCGCGCCGAACCCGCCACCCTGCGCCATCGCCGCGCCCCAAAAGCCAGGGTTGAGCGAGAGCTTGCCGGTCTTGGGATCGGTGAACGGTTTGGCGCCGGCCGCGCGCGGATCCTTGCCGCTCTTAATCACATCGTTGAGCATCAGACTGAGCGCGCCCATCAGCGTCGAGCCCATCAGGAGCCCGCCCGCATATTTGGCGGCGCTGGTCGGCGAGCGCGCGGCCTCGACGGCAATGCGGTGCGCCTGCATCGCCGCGGCGCCAACCCCGAAGCCCTTGAACAGCACTCCCGACTTGACCGTTTCGCCGGCGACCGTGCCCGGCCGGCCGACACTGCTGAGGGCCGCCTTGGTCGCCAGGTCGGGCTCGGGCACCGCATGAATAGATTCGCGCGAGATCATCTCGAGCAAGCGATCGCCGAGCGCATGGTTTTCCACATTGGTCGGGAAGATCCACGGCACGCCGCCGTTCATCTCGAGCGGCGTCTTGCGGATCTGCTCCCATTCCTTTGCGCCCATGCCATAGCGTTCAAACATGCGCTGGAACGCCGGATCGAGCTTGTCCCAGGTGTGCACCGAATTGTCGGTCAAGGCGCCCAAAAACGATTCGCCAAACGCCTGGTGCCCGGCATCGGTCACGCGCGCCAAAGCCGAGCCGCGGACCACCCCTTCGGCCAGGCGCTTGGAGAACTCGCCCGAAAACGCATGATCGAGATAGCGCGACTGGCCGCCGGTATGGCTGATCCAGCGCCGCGCCATCAGGCCGGCGCGCACCCTTTCCTGCTGCGTGCCGCGCGAGGCGAGGAGCCGCGCATATTGCCAGAGCATATTCGCCGCCGGCAGGCCGTTGAACTTGCGCGTCGAGAACTGATAGGCAAGGTCGGCCGGCGTCGCCAGCGTCGCGCCGCCGAGCTTGGCCGCGGTCTGCCAGCTTCGCACGCCCGAGCCGATATTGGCCAGCGCGCGGTTTTCGACGCGCCGCGAGGCGCCCGTATATTCGTTCATAATCCGATCGATCTTGGCGTTCGCCGCATTGGCACGATCGACGGCCTTGGAGCCCGGCGCCGTGTCGGTGCGCGCGGATTTCTCGAGCGTGTCCTTGATCCACTGGACCGTGGCCGGGGGATTGGGCCCGAGGATCTCCATCTGCGCGATATCGTGCGCCATGCCGCGGACATGCGCGGTCATCGCATCGTAGGCGTTGCCTCTGCCGAATTCGTCGTTGTAGGCCTTCCAATGGTCATAGCTCTTCCATTTGAAAAACCGTTCTTCGGCGCGCTGGTTGGCCAGCATCCCCTTGCCGGCCTGGCTCCCTGGTTCGCGCTCGGACCAGCCTTCGGAGCGGATCTTGTCGAATTCGGTCTTGAGCATCGCATTCCAGGCTTCGTCGGTGAACGGCTGGCCGGTGTTGCGATCGATCATCGTCGCGCGATCGGCGTTGTCGTTGATCGATTTCTTCCAGGCATCGAACCCGGCGTTGCGGATCGCGCGGCTGTTGTGATCGACGGGCAGGCCCCAATGCTCGATCTTGCCGGTATCGCCGCCGGCCGCGTTGCGCCGCTGGCGCAGATATTCGGCAGACTGCTGCCAGGCGTCGTTGAGCTCTTGCGCGGACCTGTCGCCGGTGTGCTGGCCAAACGCCTCGCGCCCGACATTATCGAGCTTCGCCTTGTTGCGGGCAAAGCCGAGCGTCGAGCTCGAGAACTTCTCGAGCAGCGCATGCATCCCGGCAAAGGCGCGGCGCTCGATCGCTTCGCGCCGGTCGGCGATATTGGAATAGGTCGCGCGATCATCGCCGCTGAACAGCGCCGGCCCGCTGCGCGGATCGATCGGCTTGCCGTCCCTGGCCGCGGCGCCCTTGTTATAGCTGTCGAGGTGGCCGGCGATCTCCTGGCGCTTCTGGATCGTCAGCGCCGCGAGCAATTTCTTGCGCGTCAATTTGGCTTTCATTTCGGCGATCGCGCGCTCGCTCGCCAGCGTCGCCGCCGCGCTCGAGCCCATCTGGCCTTTGAGCGCATGATAGTGCGCGTTGTAGGCGCGCTCGGCCTCGTCGGCCTGGCCCTTGGTGATCTTGCCCTCGTCAACCAGGCCTTGCACGCAGACGGATATGCTCATGTGCCGCCTCCCATCTTTGGCACCAGGCAGCTTTCGATCGTATCGATGGCCTTGGCGTCGTCCTCGAGCTCGGCGTGGATCTCCTCGATTGGCCGCACGCCTTTGCCGTCGCCCATATCGATCGCGAGGCCCTTGGCGCTCAATTGGTCGAGCAGTTCGGGTTCGATCTTCCCGCCGAACAGGCCTTCGGGCAGCGTTTCTTCTTGCGCCGCGCCGGTCTTGCGGCCGCCGCGCAAAGGCTGCTGCGCGGCGAGGTCGAGCTCCTGGCGTTGCTTGGCCGCGAGGTTGGGATCGACTTTCTCGCCCAGGTCGAGCCCGCCGGGCGCTGGTTCCTTGGCCATCGCCTCCGCGGGCTCTATACGGATATGCTCTTTGTCGGGGCTCGGCATCAGGAGCGGCGCAGTTCCCCAGGACTGACCTTTTTCGTCCAACATTCGGCCATTTTCGACGCGAACGATTGGCACGTCCTTGCCCTTTTCGACGTGGTAAATCACCCTGTCGCCACGCTCGAGCGCCGCTTGCACTTGGTCAGAAACCCGTCGCGCAAGCTCATTGCCATGCACGTTAAAATCGCCCTTATCGATCCCGAGCGTTTCCCTGCTGATGATTGTTGGCGCTGGCGCCGCCGGCGCCTCGGCCGGCGGCGGTTCTGCGGGCGGCTTGGCCGCCTCCTTCGGTGCGGCTTCTCCGGCCGCGGGAATCTCTCGCGCCTTCTCAACTGGCGTCAGGCGAAGTTGATCGTGCGCCTTGAAGTAGATTTTGACATTGTGCGGTTCGCGGCCGGTCTTGAGCCCGCCGACATGGCGCATCGCGCCGTAACCCTCTTGCTGCAAATTGTGGATCGCGGTGTCGAAAATCTCCTGAACATCATCTTTCGAGTAGCCATACTCGGATGAAATATTGCGCATTTCGTCCATGACTTCGCGCAGGTTCGCCTTGCCATCGTCGGCCATCGCCCGCTCGATAGCCTCAAATTCAAATCCGGTTTCGTGCGGATCCCACTTCTCGCCGAACAGCGCCGCCAATTTCTCCGGCGTTTGCCGCGCTTCCATATCGAAGGTCTTGACCGGCTTAACCTCATCGGCGCGGTAGATCATGCCGGCCGGTTTCTTGCGCTGGTAGCCGCCGGCGATATCGCTCGCGTCGGTCGTGTAGAACGTATCGTGACCGCCGTAGATATTATTCGGGTTGGCATAGCCCTCGGTCAGATCGGGGAGCTCGCCGCGCGCACCGTGATATTGCACGCCTTTGCCGCGCGTGTCGCCTTCGGGCATCTTCGCCACGCCCTGGCGCTCAACGCCGGGCTTGGACGCCATGATATCATGCCAGGCGTCGTCTGCGACTTTGGCCGCGCCCTCGCCGGCCGGGTTGTCGAAATGCTTTAGGGCTTCGGTATCAAGGATTGTGGGGCCGAAATTGCCATGGGATTCGGCGATATCGCGCTCGGCAGGGGTGAGGCCGGTTGTGCTGCCGGGGGCGTGCTCTGGGGCACGCTCAGGGGCACGCTCGGCGCCACGCTCGGGGGCGGTTCCTGGGGCGGCGCCTGGGGCGGTGCCTGAGACTCCGGCGGCTTCGCCTCGGGCAGCTTCATCTGCGCGAGGAGCAGCGCCCGCTTGCTGCGCACCAGCGCCAGCGCCGCCTTCTCGCGTGTCTCCGGCGTCACCCGGCTGTCCTGGCTCGCCTTCTCGAGCACGGGCAGAATCGCCTTCATCTGGTCGATTTGGTCGGGTGTCGGCGGCGGGGTGCTCGGCAGTCGCGGCAGCGTAGTGGGCATAGGTTTCTTCCCCGGAATCAACGGCGGTATCGTGGAGCGCCTCAGCGTCGGCGCCCCTGGTATCGCCGAATTCGCGGTTTGCCATTTCTAGCAGGTACGGCGCAAGCTCCTCGGGTGTGTAGCTGGCCTCGTCGCCGGTCAATGGCGGCAAAGTCTCGGTGCCGTGCGCCATGATCTTGCGGGTTTCGCCAATCTCGCGCAGCGACAATTGCGCGGGCATCCCGACATGGTTCGCGACCTTATCCCACGTCTCATAGGTCTGAACGAGCTCGTGGTTCGCCGAGACTTTTTCGGGCGCCGGCGCCGCGAAATCGGCCGGCTTGGGCTGCGGCTTGGGCGCGTCCTCCCAAAAGCTATGCGTTTTCTCGCCGCCGATCGCGCGCGAGATCTTTTGCAAAACCTCGTCCTCGCTCGGCCGCGGCGAGACTTCGGGCGGCCCGAAATAGCCGGCGTCCCACAGTTTTTCGCCCATGTCATCGACCGAGATTCCGGTCTTGCGGATCAGCGGCCCGCGGCCTGGCACGAATTTTTGGTGCGTCTCTGTAAGATCGTGGCCTTTCGAGCCAAGCGCGCGGCCGGCCTCGTTGAGCCCGTCCGGCGAAATCCCGCCGTTCGACGCGATATATTGCAACAGGTTGTCGCCGGTGCGATTGGCCGGCTGCGCCATCCGGCGATAGAGCACGTCCTCGGCCGCGACCGGCGCCGGCTGAATCTTGGTCGAAACCGAGCCCTTGCGCTTGGCGCCGGCCTGGCGGTTGGCCTCGAGCGCGCGCGCCTTGGCGAGCTTCTCGAGATCCTCGCGGTTGGAGAGCAGTTCGCCGTTGTTGACGAGCTCCTCGAGCCCATTGCGGACATGATCGACCGAAACCCCAAGATCTTCGGCCAGGCGCGGCAGGTTTCTGAGCGATTGCGCGCGATCGCCGACCAATTGCCGCAGCACCGGCACCAGGCCATCGCGCATCACCTGATCGCGCACCGCCAGCGGTTCGGGAACGCTGGCCTGGACTTCGGGCTTTGCCGGCGCGGCCGGCAGTTCGCCGAGCACCCCGGCCGGCGGCGCTTCGGCCATCGCTTGCGCGGTTTCGGGCGCCGCCGCCGGGGGCGCCGGTTCGGGCTCGGCCGCCATTTCGGGCGGCACTTCGGGCGGCGTCGGCGCTTCTGGCTCCGTCACCGGCGCATCGGCGGGCAAGGGCTCGCCTTCGCGGCCGAGCGCGCGCATCCCTTCGGCGAGGTCGCGATCGGTTTCAAAGCCTGCACCCGGCCGCATGGCGTCGTGGATATACGAGTGCAGCGCGCCAGCCTCGTCGCTTTGTTGCAGCACGCGCGCGGCGCGCGGATCGCCGCCGTGCAATTCCCAGGCCAGATAATCGAGTTGCTGGTCGAGGCTCGGGTTCGGCCCATAGCGGCGTTGCAGTTCGGCCAGACGATCGCCGCGCCACTGGCCGATGAATTGCGCGCCTTGCCCGCCGCCGGCGCGGTTGACCGCGTTGATATTGCCGCCGGTTTCGGCGTGGATCCCGGCCGCGACCCCGCGCGCCTGCGCTTCGGACAGCCCGCGCTGGCGTAGCCCTTCGACGATTCTTTGGTTCAAAAAGCCGGCGCCGGTGCCTCGAGGCGCGACCATCGCCGGCGGCGCTATGGGGGCGCCGGGTGCGGCCGTCGCCGGAATTGTCGCCAGCGCGCCAATATCTTTGTCCGGGACAATCAGGTTAGGCGCGCCCGGCGTCGGGATCGCCGCCACATTCTGCTGCGCGGCGTCGAGGTTGTCGCGGTGCGTGCCGATCCCGTTGTAGTCTTGTTGAAACGGGTTGGTCGCATCGACTTCGGCCTGGCGCTCGAGGACATGGCTGGCCGCCAGCGCATCGGGCGGCACGATCTTGCCCTCGGGCGTCGCGCCCTTGAGCGCCTGCGCCATGCGCCACGGCCGACTCGCGTCGAGCGCGGTATCGACCGCCGCGCCGCCAGCCAGGTGCGCGCCTTTGAGCACCGCGCCACCGACCGCGGCGCCCAGGATATTCTTGCCGGCCTCGCCCCAGGACTCTTCACCGCCCTGCGCCTTCGCCTCGGCCATTTCGGCGGGCGTCTCGAGCGTCTGCGCGCCGGCCTGCATCGCGGCTTCGGAGAGGATCTTGGCCCCCCACCATTCGCCAAAGCCGGGAACGGCCATGGTCAGCAGATTGAGCGGGCTGCGCAAAGTGCCGACCACAGTGCCGGGCATATTGGCGACCGTCCCGCCCTTGGCGATCTGCGCTGCGCGCGCCGCTTTCGCGGTCTGAAATTCGGTCTGCAGCTGGTTGGTGAAATCGGCCGCGCTATCGCCGATCCCGTAGGAATCGCGCTGCGCCTTGGGCATCTTCGCGATATCTTGCCGCAGATGATATTCGTCGATCTGCGGCGCCCCCACCGTGGGCGCGCCATAGAGCGGAATGTAGTAGGCGTCCGGCCTCTGCCCGGTATCTTTGGCCACTTGCGCCGCGGCAACGGCGAGCCGCGCGTCGCGTTCCTGTTGCGTCTGCCCAACCCCGATCGAATGCGATTCTTCCTCGCTCGCGACATTGGCGCCCCAATCGAAATGAAATGGCCCTGGCGGCGGATCGGGCACCGATTGCGACGGCACCGCCGCATCGCCGCGCTGCTCGTTGAACAGCGGCCCGCTCATCGCCGCGCCTGCGGTTTGGGCGGCGGCGATCCCGGCACCCATTCAAAATAATGACGCTGATCCTTTTGCAGCACCGCGGTATTGCCGGGCCCGACGAAGCGATAATTGCCATCGGGCAGCAGCCGCGGCGTGAATTGGCGCAATTGGTCGCCAGTCATCGGCTGACCATTCGGGAAATAGGGCGCCAGCGCGGTCTGGCTTGGCGTGTAGGCGTTGATCTTATTGATAAACGAAGGCTCATCGAAGCCGGCCGGCATCGCCACGCGCGCGCCGGTTGGCCAGTCGGCAAAATGCCGACCGGCCGCGGCGTCGATGAACGGCGTGAAATTGTCGGCGTCCATCGCCGGATTGCCGTTCTGGCGGGCCCACCGCGCATAGAGGCTTTTGGCGATTTCGAGCGTGGCCTTGCTCTGCTCGGTTGGCATAAGATCGAGCGCGCGGCCGATGTGCTGCACGAACGCATCGTTTGCGTCCTGCTTGTTTTGGCCAACATCGACGATCTCGGGAAATTCCGAGCGCGCCGCGTGGCCCTCGCCAACCATGCCGATAACCCTGGTCGGCGCGTGCACCAGCTGCGCGAGGAAATGATTATCGGGTTCGATGTATTTGGCGGTGTTTTCGGCCAGACGCCCGTCAAGCTGCGAAAGCTGTTGCGCGAGCGCATATTCGCCGAGCGGCGATTGCGCGGCATTGGATTTCAGCTGATCGGCCTCGGTTCTGGTGAACATCGGCACATCGCGCTTGTACACATTCGATTGCACGCGCTGCCAGGCCGCGCGATCGTTAAGCGCTTGCGGCGTCAGATTGGCCGGATCGATCGGCGGCGGCAGCGCGCCGGGCGTGCCATGCTTCTGGATCCACCCGGCGGTGTCGTTCTCAAACCCGGCCGATTGCCCTGGCAAGGATCCATTCAGATATTTGATCTCGGCGAGGTCGTCGTCGGTCTTGTTGGGCTTGGCGTTGAGCGTGTTGAGCCGGGCCTGCAAATCAGGCGGCGCCGTGTTCAGATTGGCGTTGTGCCAGTGATTGTCGCGGATATCGTTGGTGAGCTCTTGCGCGAGGCCATTGTCGGGAATTTTAAGCCCCAAGGCACGCTGGCGCAGCGCCATGCCTTCGGCATCGTTGACCGCATCGCCGCCTTTCAATTTGGCGCGATAGGCCTGCACGTCATCGGCGAGCTTCGCCTTTGCCTGCGCGTCTGCGGCCAGGAGCGCCTCCTGCTGCCGGCGAAATTCGGTGAGCGCCAGATTGCGCTTGGCCTCGAGTTGTTCAGAGGTCAGGCCCGAACCGGCGAGCGCGCCGCTGTCGATCGACTTGAGCGCCGCCGCCGGATTGGGCGGCGTCAATTGCTGCCCATCGGCGCCGGCCGTGCCCATAATGATCCGGTCGAGGTAGGCGCTGTAAATCTGCTGATAGGCTTCCTGCGCCTGCTTCTTCTTGGTCAGCACATCGACATTGCCGGCCTGAATCTGCGCATCCGAGCTCGTCAGCGCCTCATTGAGCGCGGTCTCGGGATCGGGCGAATTGCGCACCGTGTTCGCTTTGACCTGGATCGCGTGCGTGTTGTTGAGCCCAAAGTTCGCGGCCTGCTGGCCCGCGACATAATCGCCTTCGCGGCCCAAAAATTGCTGCGAAAAATTGGTCCAGTCCTGTTGCGCGTGCCGCTGGACCGCGCCCTCCTTGATCCCGCTGGTGAGATCCGCGCCCTGCTGGTCGAGGAAATCCTGCATGTTGGCGACGTGGTTGGTATAGTCGGGATCGGTGTTGTCGAGCCGCGCCTGGCGCGCAACTTCATCCATGTTCTGCTTGGCGATCGCCGACTGGACCCCGTAGTTGGCGAGCTCGCGATTTTCGTTGAGTTGGCGCTCCTGGGTAAATTGCCTAAGCGCGGCCTCGTTGACCACATCGCCGGCCTGGCCGAGCGCCTGGCCGACCCCGGCGCCATAGTCCTCGGGCGTCGGCAGCGGCATCGCCGCCGGCGCTTCGGGCATGACCCTGGGTTGATAGATATCGTCGGCCATCAGCTCGGCGCCTGCGCGACGCCCCAGCCTTTCTGCTGGCCGTAGATGCTGCTGGCGCCGCCAATGAGGTTGCTGGCCAAATCGAACCCGCCCTTTTGCGCGTCCAGATCGCCTTGCGTCTGCAAGGCCTGCGCCTTGGCCTGCGCCTGGCGGCGCGTTTGCATCATGTCGAGCGTGCGGTTGACCTGGCTTTCGGTCAAAGCATCGAGCGCGGTGCCGCTATCACCCTGAAAGCCGCTGGCATTGAGCGCGGCCGTCTGCTGGCCGATCGCGGCCCGCGCCTGGTCGCCGATCCGCTGCGCCTGCGCATTGCCGGCGATTTCTTCCTGCTGCGCCTGGCTGGCGAGCGCGCGTCGCTGCGCGAGGCCGGCATTGAGCCCGGCGATCCCTTTGATTAGCGATGAGCCCGCGGTCAGCCCCGCCGAAACCGGATCCGCCATCAGGCCGCCTCCCGCAACAAAGCCGCCGGGTCGAGCCGCTCGAACAAGCAGAAGCTCTCCGCAGCGCCGCCATAAAACCGCAGCACATGCGCGGGCGTCATGCCGAGCATCAGGGCCCAGCGCATTTCCGGCGTCGGATAGGCGCGCGCGAGCGCGACGATCTGCCCCGAATCGAGCCATGGCCTGAGCTCGAGCACGCGCTCGAGGTTGGGCGCGCGCGCCAGGAGCTCGAGCCGCGCCAGACCGCAGCGCGCGATCGCCGCCGCGACAAACCGGGTCAGCGGCAGATGCGCGGCGCCGATCGAATCGGCGAGCATCGCCCAGGCGAGGCCGTGCACGCGCGCAAAATGCTCGATAATCCCAAAGCAGGCGATCAGCCGGCCGGCGTGGCGCGCGGTCCAGGCGACGCGCTGCGACGCGATCACTTCGGCGTCCTCGAGGCTCGTCGTCGCCGGCATGCCGAATAGCACGCGCGGACGGCGTTGCTGCTGGATTTCCAGCAAATCGCCCGCCTCGAGGCGCGCAAAGCGCAGATCACGCACCGAGCGTATCCATTTCGATCGAAAAGGCCGCGGCGGCGATCGTCGCCGGCAACGGCTGATCGGAGACAAACTGGACGCGCCCATAGGCGTCAAAATCGGTATCGACCTGGCCCTCCACGTCGCCGGTAAACAGCGGCATCGCCTCATCCATGAGATCGGCGGCCGAACGGTCGATCACGTTCTCGAGCGGATCGCCATCGGTGTCGCCGCCCACCGAGATCCCGAGCGTCTCGATCAAGCGCAGCATGACCGTGCGCACGCGCCGCATCAGCCCTTGCACGGTGCCCCTGAGCACCTTGATTTCGGGCGCCAGCGTCACCGCCGTCGCCGTATAGGCGAGCCCGACATTGAGAACATAGCTGTAGGGCGGCGCGGCCGAGCTCGGCAGTGTCAAGCTGCCATCATTGGCAACCGTCATGTTCGCCACGACCGCGCCATCGGCGAGCACCGCCACCGCTTGCCCGGCCAGATGGGTGAGCCCGGTAAAAAACACCTGGCTGGCCGCGGCGAGGATCTTGACGCCGGCGTCAACGTAGAAGCTGTTTTGCGGTGGATCGCCGATATCGCGCCATTGCGATTGCAGCCAGACTTCGCGCGTTGTGCCATTGACCGGCCCCGAGCGCTCAACCAGCAGCCACAATTGATTGGCGACCACGGCCATCGACAGCACTTGCGCGCTGCCGCCCAGGACCATGCGCGAAAAGCCCTTCACGTCGAGCTTGCTGTCCGAATGCACCGCGATTTGGCCATCGAGGCGCAGCGCAAAGAGCGTCGCGAAGGGGAGCCGCAGATGGGCCAGCTGGATCAGCCCGCTATGCGAGATCTGATAGGCCGAAGCCGTCAGATCCGTGAGGACATAGCGGCCAGAGTTCAAATCGAACGTCGCCGCGCGCAGGCGCCGGCCGCCGGCCTCGATAAAAATCGTCTGGATGCCGATCTGCACCGGCCGCACCGGCTGCGAGCCGTAATAGCTTTGCGGCTGCATTTCGATGTTGTCGCCAGCGACCACCGCCGAATTGTTGACGGGCCCGACCGCGAGCTCCTTGCTGGCCGTGCCCAAGATCAGATTGTTGATATCGGCCAGCGCCCATTGCGGCGGATCGTCGGTGGATAAGGTCCGGCGAAACGCGAGATCCGCGGCCAATAGGCCTGAGCTCGTATAGGCCTGGAAGTTGCACTGGCCGCCGCCATAGTCGCCCGAGACCGAGCCGATGACGTCGAAGCCCTTGATGTGCACCATGCGCCCCGCCCACAGCACCGGGATCGAGGGCCAGCCTTCGGCGTTGGAAAATTCGCTGTGCGACCAGCGCCAGGTTGGCGAGGTCGTGCCATCGGGCATCTGGCGCAAGACAATGATCGTCGCCGATAGGCCATCGCCGGCGACGGCGGTAATCTGGCCGATGCCAAATTGGTCGGACAGGTATTTCCACTTGATCCCAAACGGACCTTTGCCCGAGACGAGATCGTTTTTCCCCGTACCATCCCAGGCCATGCCTTCGGTATGTGTCGGCCCGATCGAGCCCGTCGTCCCGGCCGTCTGCGCGACATATTCCTTGCCATCGTTGCGGTAGCCCTCGCCGATATTGATCCCGGTTCGCCCTGGTTCCCAGGCCACGAGCTCGGAAAAATCGGCCGCTTCGACGCGAAACAAGGCACCCACATGGCCCGAATTGAAGATCGCCGAGCTCGCGTGCACGGTCGTCGTCGTCGAAACGCCATCGGTCGTCACGTAATCGACCGTGACCGTGATCGTCTTGTTGGTGTTCTCGTCCTTGAACGGCCCGTTTTTTAACAGCGTGACTTCGTAATTGAAGGTGGTCGCGGCGGTGCGCACGATCGCGCCGGGCGGGTGCGACGGGTGATCGATGTAGAGCCGATCGAAGCTCTGCTGGAAGCCCAGGGTGGAAACCTCAGAGGTCGCATAGGGCGTCGCGAGCTCGTAAGCGACGCCGGGCGCGGTTTCGACGCGGCCGCCCTGCGTGTAAAACCGCACGCGGTTGTTGGTCCACTCGAGCACATATTCCTGCGTCGAGGAAAACTTGAACGTCGAGAGAACCTGCGAGCTCGGATCGGCCGGGCAGACATATTGAAACCCCATCCGCTTGACCAAAGGCCCGAGCTCGAGCGCGATAAAGTTTTCGCACAGCGACAGCCCGTAAGCGTGGTGATCGGTTTCGACGCGGCCGACCATCATCGGATCGAGCTCGCCGGCGAGGAAGCCCGATTGCAATTGGCGGATCCCCGATGGCGAAACCCGCGGCGTGACCATCAGCCGAGCCCTGGGATCGAGTAATCACCCCACCGCGCGATGATCCAGTCGCTTTCCTCCTGATCGAGCGGGGGATTCTCGCGGCCATCGCTGGCCTTGGCGTCGGCGATCGCTTTGAGATAGATCGTTTCGCCGTTGATCTCGTTGTAGGCGCTGCCGGCGATGCGCTTGCCGATCGTCCAGGCCACGCGCTTGGCGAAAGCGTCGGCGAACATTTCATCCCAATCTTCGGGCGCCGGCACATCGACGCAGTAGCGGATATTGAGCGGCGGCGCCGAGTTGGACAAAATCTGTCGCCCCTCGAGCCGGTAGTCGTCGCGCGGATCATCGATCAATTCGATAAATTTGAGCGCTTCGCTTGGCAGCGCATAGACGTAGCCGAACGGATAGGGCGGCACTTGCGCCAGCGCGGGCAGGCCCGCGCGCTGGCAGGCAAAATTCCACTCGCCATCGCGGATCGTTGCGCGGCGCTGCATATCCCACACGGCCTTGATCGTGCGCGCCAGCACGCGGTTGTCGTCGGGCGAAACGATCCGCGCCTGGCCGCCGATCAGTGTTGCCGTCAAATTGGCAATTTCAACGTAATTGGACATAGCAGGCCGCCTTTCACAGCAGCGGCCACTTGCTCGCCTGAATCTTCTCCTCGAGCTCGCAGATCATCATCAGCGCGTCGCCCTTGGTGATATGGGTGGCGTCGATATTGAGGCTCATCGTGTCGCTCTGCGCCTCGGCGGCGCCGGGGGTGACGATGATTTGCCTGAGTTCGGGCTTGCCGCGCTGGACTGTGAGCTTGGCCTTGAAAACCGTCATCGTTTGCGCTCCTAGTTCGGCCGGGGGGAGGACGCTTCGACGCAAATTCCCCCCGGCCTCGACGGCGGCGCCTGTACGCACCGCGCGCCGAATTCATTCGCCGCAGGTGGCAATCTCGAACGTGACATTGACCCCGGCCGCGACGCCGGCGACGCCGATCGTCGCATAGAGATCTTCCTCAGCGATCGGGCCGCCGGCGAGCCCCGAAGCCTTGGGCCCGATCAGCGTTGGCACATCGGTCACGGTCAGCGTCTTGCCCGTGCAATATTCGGCCGGGGTGGCGAGCGTGCCGATATCGATCGTCGCCGTCGCCAGGCTGGTGTCGCTCGTCACCCGGATTTCCGTGACCATTTCGTTGCCTGGCTTGTGGCACAGGTAGATCTTGTCGCCGGCCGACCAGGCCTGCGCCGCGACTTTCGAGCAGATGAACGCGCGCTTGCGCGAATGGACCTGGCGGCCATCGGCGCGCGCGGCCGGGTTCAGCGTGCCATCGGCGACGCCGACTTGCTGCGAAACGTATTGCGTTGTCATGGTCGTGTCCTTTCCCGCCGCGCGCTTAGGCGGGCACTTCGCTGTTGAGGATGATGCCGACCTTGCCGGCCTGGGTGCGCGTCGCGTTCAGCGTCGTTCCGGCCCAAACCTGCTTGGTCAGCTGCTTGGTCGGCACCGGCGACACGTCGGTCCTCAGCCGATTCCAGAAATTGATGCGCACCCCCGATTTCACCCAAAACGGCGTCTTGCGGTAGCCCGAGGGATCGAGCGACAGCGCGGGTATCGTGCCGAGCCTGGGGTTCGACAATTCGATCGGCACGAAAGTCCAGCCCAACAGCCGCGTCACCCGGCCGTTGTCGTCAACCTGGCCCTTGAACGATTCGGTGAATTCGTTCGACGTGACCGGGATTTCGGCGAGCAGATCGTCGCTCTGTTCGGCGGTCAGCGCCATGTAGCGCGGCTCCGCCATATCGACGAAGGCCTTGGCCAACATCATGTTCGCCGCGCGGATCTTGGCGACGTTCATCCGCTGCACGCCCGAGGCGCCGCCCCATGTCACCGGCACGATTTGCGAAGCCGGAAACGGGGTGACGATCGTGCCATCTTTGCCCGAAATCACATTGCCATAGATGCCTTCAAGAATTCGGCGATCGCGCGAGCGATTGACCACGTTGGCGCCTTCCTTGGTATAGGCGCCCTCGAGCTCGATCCCGGTGGACAATTGGTCGTCGTTATCGACGAGCTCGGCATAGTAGAGTTCGGGCCGCTTGGGCAGCCAGATGCCATCATGCCCGGTATTGGCATATTTGGTATCGCCGGCGCGTTCGGTGGCTTCCTGCGGATCGGCATTGCCCACCAGATCGACGACTTTGATCTTGTCGGCGCCTTCTTCATCGGTGGTTTCGACGCAATCGAGCAACATCGACTGCGTTTGCTGCAAAATCGATTCGACGTTGTTTTCATATTTGGATTGAAAACTGGCGGGGACGAAGGAGGACATTTGCCTGTCCTTTCACAAATGGAGTTGAACCACTTTGCGAAAGGCTAAGGGTCATGCGACCGGCCGTTCTATCGTTTCACGCCCGCGATCGGCGGCTGCATCCGCAGCAGGGCCTCGGGCGCGCATCCGGTTTCGGACCTGGCTAGGCGAGGACTTGCGGGCCGGTGGTTCTCGCGTGCTCAGGGGGAGACGAGATTCCCACCGGCCCGGCGCGAAAATTGCGCCTCAACCTTAACCCTGTCAAGAATCCCTATTGGATCCCCGCTGCCATTTTGCGGTCGGCTTCCTCGCCGACGATCGCCTGCAGCCGCTCATAGCGCGCACGTTCGGGCGTGCCTTTGACGAAGATCTTGGCGCGGGTTTGTGGATCGGCGCGCAATTTGTCGATTTCCTCCTGCGCCTGGCCGCCGGTGATCCCGAACTTGCCCTTGCCGCCGCCGGTCAGCATCACGTCCTCGGCGATGCCGTCGCCCAATTTTGCCAGCATATCCATCGCGCGCGCCGCGCCGAGCGCGTGGCGCAATTTGACCGCTTCCTGGCGATCGAGGCCAAGCGCCTCGAGCGCGGCATTGATCGCGCTCATTTTGGCATTGCCGTGGACGCCCCACTCCTTGAGCTTGGCCGCCGCTTCGGCCGTCTCGCCGTGATCGACGATCGCCATTTCTTCCATTTCGGCCTGCAAATAGTCGGCGATCAGCGCCTCATAGGCGCCTTTTGGCACGCCGTGCTTGTGCGCGACGCCGGCCAGGCGCTCGAGCAATGCGTCGTTCAAGGCGACCGGCTTGCCATCGGCGCCGGTGATGACGTTGCCGGCCGCGTCCTTGGGATGCGGCGTTTCGTAGCCTTTGGCATCCTCGGGCACGCCGATCGCGCGATGAAACGTCGCGATTTCCTCGGCCGTCGCCTTGTCGCCGGGCAGCTTGATTTGGCCAGAGGCGCGCAGCGCGACCTGGTTGTCGCGCGCGATCTTGGCCAGCGCCGCTACGTCCTTGACGTGGCCGGCCTTGAGCCAGTCGCGTAAGCTAGTTTTCTCGCCCTCTCCGAGCTCGGCCGGCACCTCGGCATACCAGGCCGGATCTGCACCGGACTCGCCGGCCGGTTCGCTTGGCGCCTCTTCGCCAGGCTTGCCGGCCGGTTCGCCAGGCGGCTCGTTCGGGGCGCCCCCGCCGAACAATTCGTGCGCCGTGACGCCCTGCGCGCCGCCGCCATTCAATGCAGGATCAGGTGTCGAGGCCATCGTCGAGCTCCATCAGTTGCTGGACGATTTGCTCGTCCAAGTTGAGATAATTGATGATTCGGAGCACGGCCGCGCGCTTGCCCTCGCGATAGGCGAGCGTGACCGGATCGGCATCGAAGATCGTCGAGCGATCGAGCCGTGCGTAATCGCGCAGATCGGCAAGGATGATTTCGCCGGCGCGATGCGGCTTGCCATCGCGGCCGAGAAACAGCCAGCGCCACAGGTGCCTGGGTTCGGTGCCGAAGATCTCGGGCACCGCACACAAGACATGCTTGACCTCGCGGGCGATCAGAATCGCCCGGTAGCGCTGCCTGTCCTCGACCGACACGGCCATCACTGCACCGTTTCGCGCAATTGGTTGGCTTTGGTGAGGTTGAGATAGGCCTGGCTCCCCTGGTTGAGCGCGGCGGCCTGGTCGGGGATCGCCTGCTGCTGCGCGCGCGCGGCGCGCCGCGCCTGAACCTCTTGGGTATCGCGGATCCAGCTGGCATCGACGCCGATATCGTTGGCCAGCGCCGGCACCATCACATCGGTATCGAGATAGTCGTAAATCCCCTGGTCGATCTGCGCCAAGGGCGTCAGGCTTTCGATGAATCTGAGGCCCTTGCTCGTCGCTTCGGCGCGCGCCATCGCCGCGAGCATATTGTCATAATCGATCCGCGGCCACTGGCCGGCCTCGAGCACTGCCGGCGGGAACGGCGGCAATTGCTTCCAGCGGATCGCACAATCGAGCTCGCGCTGCGACACCGGATATTGCTTTTCGGTTTCATAGCGACTGGCATAAGGCCGCACCAAGATCCCCTGTTTAGACATGACTTCGAGCACTTCGGTCGTCGTCATGCGGCTATTGGGATCGGTCAGGATTTTATAGAATTCCTCAAGAAATGCCGTCTTGATTTCGCTGCGTTCGTCTTGAATCATTTCGGTCGCATAGGGAATTCCCTGCTCGCCGCCGGGCATCCGCCCGACCATCGGCCTCCCGTCGCGCATCAGCCCCGGATTGAGCCCGCCGGGCTTGGTCGCAAGCCGGGTGATCCCGTCCTCGTTGTCGAACAAGAGCGCGGGATCGACGGCCTTGTGGCCGGCGCGCAAAACCGTGTGTTTCATGGCGTTGAGGCCGTTGATCGAAGGCAGCATCTTGATCCCCGGCGAACGGCCGTATTTTTCGCCGGGCGAGGTCGTGTGGCGCGAAACCGCCAGCGGAAACGTGAAATAGCCCTTGCGGCGTATGTAGATCTTTTCGTCGAGCGCCAGGTAGCGCGAGGCGACCGGGAAGCGCCGCCAGTCGAGCTTTTCCTTGTCCCATTGGCGGTTGGGCTCGACCACATGCAGGATCTCGAATTCAGTATGCGGTTTGTCGTCGTCGAGCGCCTTTTGCATTTTGGGGGTCAGCGCATCGAAGCCATAGAAGCCCTCAAGTTGGCGCGCGGTTTTCGTCACCTTGCGATCGACCGTATCGACCATGCCCGCATAGTCGGTGTCTATCGTCACTTCGGACAGGTGCAATGTGCGATAGAACATGGAGTTGGTTTGCTCGTTGACATCGACCCACATCGGACTTGTGCCGTAGCGGCCGAGTTGGTCCCAATCCTCGTTGGCGGCGACGCCAAAGCCCGATCGCCACGAATAGCGGATCGCATAGAGCCGCTTGCCGGCCGTCTCGCACCACAGCGCCACGTCGCGGATCTTCATCAAGTCGTCGCTAAAACGCGGATGAATGTAATCCTTTTCCGCCGGGGTGGTGATCGCGACGCCGGCCGCAGCAAAGCGTTCGTTGGCGGTAATATGCGTCGTGTCATAATTGCGTTCGCCGCGGATCCGGCCGGGCGTGACCTGGCGAAATCCACCCGCGCCATCGGGGAACCGATCATCGACCGCGCGCCACGTCGATTCCCATACCATCCGCTCGGCCAGGCGCCGTTCGTGATCGCGGATATCTTCTTTGGCCAGTTCTTCGTCTTGGATCTTGTCGAGCATCATCCGTGTCCTCGCGCGAGCGAAACAGGCCTGCCCGCCGAGGGGTCAAGGGGTATAGGGGCATTTCCCGGCAGGCAGGCAGGTTGTGAGCCGCCGGATTTTTATCCGGCGGGCGCGCTCTCAAACAGAATATCGTTTTTGAGATCAAAGGTCTGACCGGCGCCGAGCCGCAGTTCCTCGGGCCGTTGCTGCCAGGCGACCTGTTCGCCATCGATCAACAGGCCATAGCCGACGATCGAACTTACCGCCCCCGCATCGCCCTGGCCGGGGCCATAGACCTCGAACTTGTCGGGGGTGAACTTGAGCCCTTGCGCCACGGTTTCAAACGGATGCTCGCCCTTAACAACCAGCGCGGTTCCGGCAATCTCCTGCTTGCCGTCAGACGGGACGATCTCGATTGTCTTGCCCGCCTCGAGCGCCGCCTTGAGCTCGTCGCGCAGATCGGCCGTCGAAATCCGCTCCTCGTCGTCGTCCATGTCGAGCGGTTTGACTTTGCGCAGCGCGATCGGTTGCGGCGCGGCCGCGGCCGTGTGCTCCTCCTTGTGGGTTTCAACCTTGGGCTCGTCGGGCTTTTTCTCGGTCATCGCTTGGGTTTCCTTTGCGCGGGGGTGGTGCGTCGAAGTTAGCTGCCGACAATCAGCCGGCCGATCGATCCGGGGGCGGGCAGCGCGCCCATGCTCCCGGTCAGGATATCCGCGCTCGCGCCTTGCCGGCGGCGCAGTTCATCCTCCTGCTGCTGCGCGAGCGCGGCCGCATCCTGATAGGTGGGCATCGGCGGCACGGGCGGCGGCGAGGCGCCCCCGAACAGCAATGAACCGATCCCTTTGAACACGCTGGACATATCAAAACACTCCTCCAAACACGTCGAAATCGCTGTCATTGCGGACGGTGGCCGGCCGGCGCGTGTGGCCGCGCAGATCGCTAATCACATGCTCGCCCTCGACGGCCGCATATTGCTCGGCATCGCAAACGTGCGTGTAGATCGTATTCGCAACCTCGAGGTGGCCGCGCGTCTCGCCGTCGCGCATATCGGCCGTCGCATAGCGGTAGCCGCCCAGGTGGCCGCGGATCAGATGTTTGCACCCCGGATCGACCTGGTAGCCATCGATCTCGCTCATCGCCTTCCACACGGCTTCATGGCGGAGCGATTGCCGGTTGGTCTTGGCGCGGTGCACGCGCGCGCCGAGCGCGGCCTCGAACATGCGGATCCAGTCGCGCTCCTCGTCCTCGTTGTCTTTCGCGCGCCAGGCCGCCGGATCGCCAACATAGCGGATGCGATCGGGCATAATGTCGAAAAACCGCTCGTTGAGCATCGCGCGCACCATCTGCCCGAACGCGGTGGCGCCGATCTTGCGCAAGACTTCGCCGGCCTTCAAAAATGACACGGCTTCGGCCAGGGTCCGCAATTGGTTCGCCTCGAGGCGCTGGCAGGCGACGGCGGCGGCAAAAAGCCCCTGATCGAAACCGACGATCAGCATCCGCCGCCGATCCCATTCGAGCGGCGCGACGTGGCTTTCATGGTTGAAGCCGGGATTGACGGGTTGGCCGTGTTGTAAGGGCACAGGTTTGTTGTCGATCATCCGCGCGACGTAATCGGGCCGATGGCGGTTCAAGCCGGCCTGAATCGCGTAATAGCCCTTCGGCAGATTGTGCACATTTTCCGCGCGCGGACTGCGCCCGCCAGGCTGGATAAACACCTCGATCAGCGGCCGGCCGGCGAGCGCCTCGATCAATTCGGGTTCGACGAGCTCGCCGAGCTCCTGTTCGTAGGCAAACGCATAGGTCCAATTGTCGATATAGGGGGCGTTCAGCGCCATAATGATCGCCGGATCGACGACCAGCGACGGATCGAGCTCGGAGAAGCGGCCGACGCGCCCCGAGAGAAACGCGATCAGATCGGCCGGCTGCAAATCGGCCTCATCGATCATCACGCAATTGACCTCCCATCCGCGGCAGGCCTCCTCGACCGAGCGGTCGCCGATCGCGCGAAATTCAATCTCGAAATCGCAGACATCGATCGGCTTGCCGTCGCGATCGCGCTTCAAGATCAACATCAGCCGATGCGTGTAGGGCGCCTTCCAGACGAACTTGCCATCGGTTTCCGGGTGCATCCGAAACCAGCTTGGCAGGGTATTTTTCTCCAAATTCGGATAGGACTCGCGGATCACCCCGGCGCGCGCGCGGCGCCAGAGCACGCCCTGTTCATCGATCCTCCCGCCCTGCTGCATCCCGATGCGCCGCATCTTGCGCAGCGCGGTGAGCGTTTT